ATGACGGATTATCAGCCATACAGGAAAGGAACTGTGCTTGCCCCAACTGGACCATGCAATCATCTTCATGTGATTTGTAATGATCCTGTTTATTACCCCGTTAACGATTGTTATTGTGTTTTAGTTGTTAATATTTCTAGTATCAAGGATGGTGTCCCCCACGATCCGTCTTGCGTCTTGAATTCTGGTGATCATCGCTTTATCAAGCATCCAAGTTATGTTGTTTACGCTGAAGCTATAATTTGGCGAGTGGATAACATGGTTAGAAAGCTGCGATCGGGTGAGATTTCTGTTCATGATGATATGCCAGAAGCTACATTCAATAGAATTCTGGACGGTTTTGATATCTCTGATGAAGTTACGCCAAAGAACCTTAAATTTAAAAATAAATATTGCGTATCATCTATTGATGATGAGTAAACAACAGGAATTGTTTCGGTATAACTTCTGGAGTTTTCTATGGAAGATCAAAAAGCAACCAAGCCACAGGTTAAGTTCGACACAATGAAAGCATTCGTAGGTATGGGTGCTGCTGTTGAAGTTCTGATGAAGGCTGCTCCTAATGCGTTCACTCACGCTACTGTCTCTGGTAAAGAGCAGCAGGGTAAGCTTCGTCGTCTCAAAGCAGCATGATCATAGCTGGTGCTTTTTGAAAACCCGCCTTCAGGCGGGTTTTTTCTTTAGTGATTTTCTTTGCCCTTCTGTTTGACTGTTCTGACCTGTTCCCACTCGATACGTCCTTCTTCTCGCCTTTTGTCTATGTATTCCGCAAGATCCTGAATATTGATGCAACGTTTTGCTTTTTGTGATGTGCCGATGCGATATGTTGGAACGGGCAACTTACAAGCGTTTGCTTTTGCTTCTGCCGTGGCTGGACTCATACCAAAGTACTTTTGGCTAACTGCTGAGAGTTCAATGTTTGGGGTATTGAATTCAGCCATCAGTAAAAACAAGGTGTTCATAATTTTCTCCATCAAAACCGGCTGCACCCGGGAAAATCATAATTCTGTGCTGGTGGCAGGAATTAATTTCTGCCAGATAGCGGAAACATATTTTGCCTGATGACGGGCATCAGCCAGGGCGTTGTGCCGTTCGCCATCGAAAGGCATGTCCATTTTGGGGTCGAATCCGATGGAACGCCCAAGCGTAACGATCGTGCGTACATCGTGGTCATTCCAGTATGCCCACGGGCAGATTTGTCCTGCTCGCTCATAAGCTCCACGTAAAATTACGTTGTCGAAGGTGGCTCCGTTACCCCAGACTTTTAAATATTTCGTATTGTCTGCGTGCCGGTTAATGAAATGATTTAGTTCTGAGAGAGCATCGCTGATCGACAAAGTATCATCAATACAGATTGCAGCTCGTGCTTCAGGGCTTTGTTTCAACCACCACAGGATGGTATCGCCGTCAGGTGTAGCTCCTTGCTCCATAGCACTTTCCAGGCTAACAACCGTATAGAATTCTTGTCCGATGTCTCCGGTTTCTGGAGTGAAGAACACCGCGCCAATGGAAACGATCGGTGCATCCTTATTTTTCCCCATCGTCTCAAGGTCGATCATTAAGTTATTCATTACTTCACCTCCTGCGTTTCTTTGCTGCTGTGAATTCGCCAGTTACCGACGCCTTCCCATTCAAACTGGCGGTTACTAATTCGCGTCCAGCCCCTGCCGAAAAGCAAATCCAGATACCAGTATTTTAAAGTTCTGATAATTGCTCTTACAGTTGGTTTGCATCCAGAAGTCTTTGATGCGCAAATAAAGCACCGAGTTATGCTCATGGCTTCTACAAAAGGCCAGATAAACCAAACCCAGATGCAAAGAGCCACGAACAACATGAGCGCGATGTTAGCCACTAAGCCAGACCAGTACAGATAATTGCTCATTGGTTGCCTCCACCTTGGCTCTGAAGCATGGCAGCGCGGCAGGCGTTCCAGCCATCAACATACCCAGCCATGATATATCGATTAAAACCCACATCTTTCTGTGCGCGTGCCAGATTCATTTCCTCCGGCACGTGTACTGGCTGAGCTATATATAGCGGCTGAACATACCAACCCTTTGATAACCAACTGTCAGCAACGTTTTTACTCCGTGTTATTGCCGGAATACCTAAGCCATTGTCTGAATGCAGCCATGCCACCGGTTCTGCTTCCAGCGATGCCAGCGTAATCCGTGCAAGTTCCATTTGTTCACCACGGGTAAGCCCGTTTTCAAGCGGATTTTTAATGAATAATTCGATACGTTCTTTGGTAATAGAATTCATGCTATTTCACCTTAATCTCAACATTTCGCAGTTTTAGCTCCACTGGCAGGTCTGACTTTCCGGTTAAAGCTAATGCGAGATTTTCTGGAGTAATGAGAGCTGTTATTGTTTTCCCCATTGCCAGACGAATAATTATTCGTATTTCGCGATCGTCACATGCTCCCGGTCGAACAATTGATATTTGTCCGTCCATATCACTCTCCTTTGATGCGAATGCCAGCGTCAGACATCATATGCAGATACTCACCTGCATCCTGAACCCATTGACCTCCAACCCCGTAATAGCGATGCGTAATGATGTCGATAGTTACTAACGGGTCTTGTTCGATTAACTGCCGCAGAAACTCTTCCAGGTCACCAGTGCAGTGCTTGATGACAGGAGTCTTCCCAGGATGGCGAACAACAAGAAACTGGTTTCCGTCTTCACGGACTTCGTTGCTTTCCAGTTTAGCAATACGCTTACTCCCATCCGAGATAACACCTTCGTAATACTCACGCTGCTCGTTGAGTTTTGATTTTGCCGACTCCAGTTGTTTTGTTAGTTCCGCAATACGGCAAACATCGTTGATACGCGTTTCCTCTAATGCGTTGATCTCATCCAACAATGCCAGCGCGATATCTGGCGTAGGTTTTGTCTGTAACTCTTCGATACGTTCAGCCAGCGCCGCGCACTTGGCCTCAGCTTCAGCAAATTTACGCACCAGGTACTCAGCGTTTGTTTCGTTCACTTTCAGATCTCGCGGTACACATTTCCCGCGAAGAAACCCTTCCATTTCGAAAACATTCATGCGCATTTGCGTAACCCCGATAACTCGTTAAAACGTTCCATAAACATCCCGTAGGCATGGCCTGGTGACAGTGGAATCACGTTGAACATCTCTGTTGCCGGGATACCTTCCAGTACAGGCCAGAAAGAACCATCATCAAGCCCGAGATCACGGCGTTCGGTTGCCAGCATAATGAGATCGGCATATTTCACTGGCGTGCTCATAACAGGAGGTAACCCGTATTTCTCACGGATTACGGCGTCTATTTTTTCTTCCATCCGTTTATAGTCAGGAAGAAGGCGTTTCAGTGGAGCGGGAATATCCTGGCAATACGCTTCTGTTGCATCATGCATTAACGCTTCAAAAGCAAATTCCTGCGGCACCAGCTGGCTGCAAAGCACCGCATGCTGGGCGACGCTGTAGAAGTGCGAAAGATGACCGGCAAAGCGACAGATATTTGAAAGGGAAACCGCGATATCGTTAATATCGATGTCGTCTTTATTTATCCTGTCATAATAAAAATGCTTCCCGGAAAAAGTTTTAATAAATGACATTTTGTTCTCCACGTATATGCGCTGCACCGCGCTGAATTCTGGCAAAAAGAATCCCTCACCATCCGGCGATTATTGAGTAAATTACGTTTCCATAAATGCCCCCGCAGGGGCATTTGCAGTAATGAAATCAGGCGGTGAAAGTACCAATAAAGGTTTCTACTTTGCTGTCCTTGAATTTCTCAACAAGCAGATCACGAAATTCGTTAGCCATTTCTTCCTGCACCGCCTCCAGCTGAATAATGCGCAGAACCAGTACAGGACGATCGCCAGTGATAATACTGAGGCGTAATTTAAACGGACGTTCTTTCAGACCTTCAAACGGAACGCATTTAAATTCAAATGCCACTGGCATAATGTCTTTGGTCTTCGCTTCGACAGACTCCATCAGGGAGCGTTTGCCGCTGAAGTCATTATCTTCAAAATCAGAGGTCTGGTTTGCTTCAATCGTGATTTTACGGACAGCCGCAGCCGCTTTTGTTGCCTGAATAGCGTCACCATTAGCATCAAAGCCCACAAGATAGTCGGCCCAGTCTTCAATCCATTCTGCTAGTGACTTCTGGGAGTTACGCTCGCCGTTAACAGACAACAGAGCAGAGAACGGTGCTGTCTTTTTCAGTTTGAGTGTGGCGGTGTTATCTGCGTGACCTGGTTCATCAATAGTACCCAGGTTAAGCACACTGACTGCACGCATATTATCAGCATCGATAAAGCAGCGGGTGCCTTCATCTGCAAGATCTTTAGAATAACGGGTAAAGTCATCGATGCTGGCAGTGGAAAGCGCACCACGGAAACGGAAGCGATTTAAATTAAATTTTTCCAGATCATGAATGCGGAAATGCTCAGGCAATGCCACAGCATCGGCACCAATCTTACTGATAATTTCATTAACACCCTGAGCAGAAATAAGGGCATGGATTTGATTAATTGCGGTTGCGTCTAAGTTCTGAGACATAATAAGTCCTCACTATATAAAGATATTCAGTGATGAGATAAATAATCAGTTAATTAAAAACGATATTAACGACCTGCTGCGCGGAGTTTTCCGTCAGGTTCACCGGCAAGAGTCAGTAACTGTCCCTGGTCTTCCTGCAGAATAGTCAGGCGACCACCGCGATTGACATACATCGGCGTTTCGGTGGTGTCTTCTTCGGAAATTTTCCCGCGGTTAGTCGGGCGAACATATGAGAGTTTGTGTTTGATTTTCACACGGTTCTCATCAAATGGTTCGATTTCCAGGTTGAGTGAGACCTTACCTTTGGTTTTCGTGTTCATCACACCGGAAGCGACTTCACTGAGAACTGCGCCGATTTTGGTTTCAAATACGCCGCCGTCCAGCTCCCCGATAAATGCCTGCACATCAGTACTGCGTTCGCTAGCCATTTTGCTGCTCCTCATCATATCGACCCTGCAAGGTCGGTTAGTTTCTCCACAAAACAGAGAAGAACACCTGCGGTGACTGCCGCCCGGATGGATTGGGTTATGAGCCCGTCGTCCGGTGATGCTCTTCTCTGTTTTGTAAAAAGGACGGTACCAGCCGGAAGCAAGGGTACAAACTGGTACCTCCAGGACTACACACAGCATAAAGTTGTGGTGCCGGGTGCCTCCCGGTGCCTGGCGAAGGTTGCACACCAGACGGGTGGGTATCCACAGAAGGTCGACTGTCAGCCTCAACCTTAACCCGCGTGCGCTGAGCCGCATTCACCACAACGCTAAGGATTCTCTTTGGTTGAAAATACTTAGCTGTTATGTGCCTGTCTTTTCACCACTTCAGGCTCGGTGGTATCCTTTTAAGCCCGTATACATAAAAGGAAAATCAAATGACTTTTGATGAAAAAGAACTTGATAATGCAATTAATAAAATCATCGTAACGTCGCTCTTTTCCTGTCTCAGCGACACTCAGCAGAAACAGTTCTACGAATCGGCTTTCAACATGATCGAGCGTTGTTGTTTCTGCGATGCCGATGAGTTACCTGAAAAAATCAGGAAACAGTTGGCTGATGCTCTTCGAGTGCGACTTTCTGACCAATTTTCTGAAATGTGCTCTCGGAATTTGGACAAATAGAAAAAGGCCATTTCCATTCAGGGTCTGATGGAAAGACTTCAGCCTGTTCTAAAGCACGGCGTAAAGAGAATACAACTCCAGCCATAATCTGATGTTTCCCATTGGCCCAGCTATCGCCGCTCTGATCTACAGGGGCGGCTATGTCGTATGACCAAACGACTTCACAGTTATTGTTTAAAATCTGGACTTTCATTTTGATCTTTAACCTCCAGATACGGGCGTTTAATTGCCCCGCCGAACAGCTCTTTTCCGCAATAGCTGCAATGTCTTTCGCGAATCAGCCTGCGCATTCACCACAACTCTAAAAACAAATGTAGGATATCCAACATGTAAGTGTCAAGAGTTTATGTTGGTTATCCTACATAAAAAGATAGGCTCATAAAAAAACCGGGGATACCCGGTTTTGCGATAGTGAGGAAGATGTGTCAAAAATCCATTATTACTTGTTTGACAAGACCAACTATTCTGCAGTTCTCACCGCATTCAATAGTTTTATAGTTAGGATTTAGTGGGACGAGATACCTGTTCGGCCAGTCCTCAACAAATTTTTTGAGTGTCGCTTCTTGCCCACCATTGATATGGGCAACAACGATTTTTCCGTTAATACACTCTGTATCAATAATATCTGGCTCTACGATAACGATAGAACCTTCTGGTATCGATGGTGAGCCGAGGGGATTGGTCATTGAATCACCACGGACCCGTAGTGCAAATGCCATTTCTGATACAAGGGCGGTAGTATAAACCCACTCTTCAGCATCTTCTTTCCTGACACCAGGCTCCGTCATTGTCCATGAACCCGCCTGAACCCACGAGATGAGGGGGACTTTTTTAACTGCGAATATTTCAGGTTTTAGATTTATCTTTGGTTCAGGCGAGCCTTTTCCGCTAACAAGCCACAGAGGATCGCATTTAAGTGCGTTGGCTAGGGCTTGAAGGTTGGCTCCATTTGGTTGGTAGTCGTCCTTTTCCCATCCAGTAACCGTGACACGGTTCACACCAGTCAAATCAGCCAGTGCTTGTTGTGTCAGGTTCAGTTCTTTTCGCCTTTGGCGAATACGATCACTCATGTTCATCATGTAGGCAATCCTACCACATGCCCATGTAGGATTCTTGACATTGGCGTGTTGGATATCCTACATTTCTGCTTAACGTAATTCAACGGGAGACAGAAATGCGGAAATCCGACGTGATTAATTATTTCGGCGGAGTTTGTAAAACCGCCGAAGCCCTAGGTATTAAGCATCCGTCTGTTTCAGAGTGGCCTGAGATTATTCCTGAAGGCCGAGCGTACCAGTTAGAAAAAATTACTAACGGGAAACTGAAAGTTGACGTGTCTTTATATCAAAAGACTAACAGTGCTGCGGCATAAAAACACCACAGAAATGAGGAATTAACCGTGGGTAAAGAACCTGAATGGAAAGTTGATAAACAACCAGCATGGCTGGTGGCAGCAATACGAAGAACGATTGCTGATTTACCTCATGGCTATGAGGAAGCAGCAGAAATTCTTGGTTTGTATAAATCTGATGATATCACCCCAGCAAAAGATCAATTGCATAACAGACTGCGTAGCGGTGGGGATCAAATTTTTCCACTTGAGTGGGCCATGGTTTTACAGGATGCCAGTGGTACTAGGCATGTAACAGATGCAATAGCCCGTCGTAGTAATGGGGTGTTTGTGCCGCTGGTGGTCATTGATGACATTGACAATGGTGACATTAATCAGCGGCTGATGGAGTCAATAGAATGGATTGGCAAGCATTCCCAGTACTTACGCAAGGCAACTGCTGATGGAGTTATTGACCAAGCTGAGCGTGAGCAAATCGAAGAGAACAGCTACCAAGTAATGGCGAAGTGGCAGGAGCATTTAACACTGTTATTTCGTGTTTTTTGTGCGCCGGAAAAGAGTAACGCCCGCGAGTGTGCAGCTCCGGGCGTCGTGGCGTCGATTGCTTCTGGTTGTGGAGAAACTAACGCATGAACAGTTTAACAACACACTACCGTCGCTCGCAACTGATTGCACTTCCTGTACCGGGTGGAAAAGCGAAGGTGGAGTATTGCTATGCAGTGAATGTACCGGGTGACAGGGAAATTGTAACCCACAGCTTTGCAGAGTGGGCTGTGGGTGATTTCAACCGGCAGAAGGAGACAGTCCTTTGCGACAAGTTAACCGCTGGTTCAAAGATCACTACGGAGTGCCCGTCAGAGTCATTCGTTGGGAGCCGGAAACACAACGGGTTATCTACCTCCGTGAAGGCTATGAACATGAATGCTTCAGTCCGCTCGAACAGTTTCGTCGTAAATTCAGGGAAATAGAGGTCGGTCATGAGCCTGTTAATGACATCCCAGCCCATTGTGATAAATCGTGATCTTGCATGCCGTATTGGTCTGAATGAGGCAATTGTGTTGCAGCAGCTTCATTACTGGCTGAATGAAACGAATTCAGGCACTGAGCATGGCGGAATTCGCTGGGTTTATAACACGACAGAACAGTGGCTGGAGCAGTTTCCGTTCTGGTCAGAGTCCACTCTGAAACGCACATTTGCAAGCCTGAAATCACTTGGGGTTTTGCGTCGCGAGCAACTCAATAAATCGAAGCGTGACATGACCAACTTCTACACGATCAACTATGAAAGTGAGCTTTTAGAAGAGGTCAAAGTGAACGAATCCATCAGGTCAAAATGCACTTCTCCATCTGGTCAAAGTGACCTGATGGATGGGCGCAAAATGACACGATCCATTGGTTCAAAACGACACGCTGTCATCGGGTCAAAATGGCCCAATGATCTTACAGAGAATACAACAGAGATTACTACAGAGAATAAAACCTCTTCTCGTCCGGACGCTTCGCAACCGGACACGCAAACGGCTGAACAGGAGTTTTTAACTCGCCATCCTGATGCGGTTGTATTCAGCCCTAAAAAGCGCCAGTGGGGAACGCAGGATGATTTGACCTGCGCACAGTGGCTCTGGAAAAAAATCATCGCCCTGTACGAGCAGGCCGCCGAATGTGACGGCGAGGTGGTTCGTCCCAAAGAACCGAACTGGACAGCATGGGCAAACGAAATTCGCCTGATGTGTGTGCAGGATGGTCGTACTCACAAACAAATCTGCGAGATGTACAGCCGCGTCAGCCGCGATCCGTTCTGGTGCCGTAACGTGCTCAGCCCGTCGAAGTTGCGGGAAAAATGGGATGAGCTTTCCCTGCGCTTATCGCCGTCCGTCAGCACGTACACCGAAAAACGCGAAGACCCGTACTTCAAAGCCAGTTACGACAACGTGGACTACAGCCAGATCCCGGCAGGATTCAGGGGGTGATCATGAGTCTTTTGAATGAAGTTCAGAAATTCATTGAAGCCCATCCGGGGTGTACTTCCGGAGACATTGCGGATGCTTTTGCAGGTTACTCACGGCAGCGCGTTCTGCAGTCAGCAAGCAAGTTACGTCAGAGTGGGCGTGTGGCTCACCGTTGTGAAGGGGATACACGCAGACATTTCCCGCGCCAGACAAAGATATCGCCGGAGGCGGAACGGCAACCAGTTCGTGAAACCAGACCTGTGCGCAATTTCTATGTCGGCACTAACGACCCGCGGGAGATTTTATGCCTGACCCGCCAGGCTGAAGAACTGGAGTCCAGGGGCTTATACCGTCGTGCTGCAACGGTGTGGATGGCGGCATTCCGTGAAAGCCACTCCCAGCCAGAACGAAACAATTTTCTGGCGCGTCGTGAGCAGTGTTTACGGAAAAGCAGCAAGCGCGCTGTATCGGGTGATGAGTGGTATCTGTCAGGGAATTACGTGGGGGCTTAATGAGTAATAAATATTGCCAGGAGCTGGTGGAACTGCGGAACAAACCAGCCCATGAACTGAAGGAAGTGGGCGATCAGTGGCGCACGCCGGACAACATTTTCTGGGGAATTAACACCCTGTTTGGTCCGTTTGTTCTGGATCTGTTCACTGACGGTGATAACGCCAAATGTGCTGCGTATTACACGGCGGAAGACAACGCGCTGGCGCATGACTGGTCAGAACGCCTTGCGGAGCTTAAAGGTGCTGCCTTTGGAAATCCCCCATACAGCCGCGCCAGTCAGCATGAGGGGCAATACATCACCGGCATGCGTTACATCATGAAGCATGCCAGTGCCATGCGTGATAAGGGCGGGCGCTATGTTTTCCTGATCAAAGCTGCCACCAGCGAAGTGTGGTGGCCGGAAGATGCAGATCATATTGCTTTTATTCGCGGGCGTATTGGTTTTGAACTGCCTGCCTGGTTTATCCCGAAGGATGAGAAGCAGGTGCCGACAGGCGCTTTCTTCGCTGGTGCTATTGCTGTTTTCGACAAGACCTGGAAGGGACCGGCAATCAGCTACATCGGGCGCGATGAACTTGAGGCATGTGGTGAGGCGTTTCTGGCGCAGGTTCGCCTGCAGGCGGAAAAGCTGGTCAGGGAGATGGCGGCATGACGACGTTAACTCAATGCCAGCAGCAGGTGCTGGATATGCTGATTTCTTATCAGAAAGAGCGTGGCTTCCCGCCAACCAATCAGGAGGTGGCAACCATGCTGGGATACCGTTCGGTGAATGCAGCGGTGGAGCATCTTCGCGCACTGGAGAAAAAAGGCGTCATCACGATAAAGCGTGGCGTGGCCCGGGGGATCACGCTTCATACCGCAGTGAAGGACGACGACAGCGAAGCGGTCGGTATCATCCGCGCACTGCTTGCCGGTGAGGAGAACGCCAGGTTGCGTGCAGCCCACTGGTTACATGAGAGGGGCTTGAAAGTATGAAGTTGATCCTTCCTTTCCCGCCCAGTGTGAACACGTACTGGCGACACCCCAACAAAGGGGCATTTGCTGGTAAGAGCCTGATAAGCGAGGCGGGGCGAAAATTTCAGAGCGCGGCGTGCGCAGCAATAGTTGAGCAGTTACGTCGTCTGCCGAAACCAACGTCGGCACCTGCTTCAGTGGAGATCGTGTTGTTTCCGCCGGATAACCGGATCCGTGATCTGGACAACTATAACAAGGCGCTGTTTGACGCCCTGACCCACGCGGGTGTGTGGGAAGACGACAGACAGGTGAAAAGAATGCTGGTGGAGTGGGGACCGGTTATCCCGAAAGGGAAGGTCGAGATCACTATCAGTAAGTACGAGAAAACGGCGGGTGCAGCCGCCTGATTAAGAGGAGAAACGAAGTATGAATAATCTGATGGTCATTGATGGTATTGAAGTTCGTCGTGATGCTTATGGACGTTACAGCCTGAACGATCTGCATCGCGCAGCAGTAGCATCTGGTGCAAATGCCAGAACCAAGGAGCCAGGAAAGTTTCTTTCCAGCCAACAAACTGTTGAGCTTGTTCATGAATTGACCAACACCCAGAATTTGGGTGTTGACCCGGTGAGTGTGATTCATGGGGGAAATGAACGGGGAACGTATGTCTGCAAGGAACTGGTGTATGCCTATGCAATGTGGATCAGCCCGTCATTCCATCTGAAGGTGATCCGTACTTTCGATATGGTAACCAGCGCACCGGAAAAATTATCCGGGCAGGCTGCTGACAAGATGCAGGCTGGTGTGATTCTGCTGGACTTTATGCGCAGGGAGTTAAACCTGTCTAACTCTTCAGTGCTTGGGGCCTGTCAGAAACTCCAGGAGGCTGTTGGCTTACCGAATCTGGCACCGCGCTATGCCATTGATGCTCCTGCTGATGCACACGATGGCTCAAGTCGCCCGACACTGTCACTGAGTGCACTGCTGAAACAGTATGGTATCCGCCTGACGGCTAATCAGGCATATCACCAGATGGTGAAGCTGGGGATCGTCGAGCAGCGCGAACGATACAGCCGTACCGCGATTAACAACATCAAAAAATTCTGGTCGCTGACAGCGAAAGGCTGCATGTTCGGCAAGAACATCACCAGTCCCGCAAATCCGCGCGAGACGCAGCCGCATTTCTTCGAATCCCGATTCCCTGAGCTGTTAAAGCTGCTCGATACCGTACATTGA